AGCATCTCTATATCCGAAACCAGCCTGAACCAGCCTGAACTGTTGAGTTATCCCCATGATTTGCCCAGGCTGTGCACAATGGTGCCTGATCAGTCCAGTGTGTTTGCCAGTCACTTGGGTATCTTTGCTGAAACGTATATGGGCCACAGCCTTATGCCCTGGCAGCAGTTGGCTTTGTCTGGCCAGTTGCAAGAAAACGCAGCTGGTGATCTGTTGCATAGGGTTTCGCTGGTATCGACCGCGCGGCAATGCGGAAAAAGTTTTGCCTTAATGGCTTTGATTGGGGGCTGGTTGACTGAAATGCCCAAAATTAGGGGTGAACGTCAAACAGTGCTTTCTACAGCTCACCGCTTGGATTTGGCCGTTATGTTGTTTGATGAATTGTCGCCAATCCTTGAAAAGCATTTTGGTGCCCATGTGGTTAGGTCATATGGCCGCAATCAGGTGATCATGCCAGATGGCAGCCGCTGGCTAGTCAGGGCCGCTAACCCTTCTGTGGGTCACGGCACTAGCCCTGATCTAGTGGTAGCAGATGAAATTTGGGATATCAGCCGCGAAGCAATAGATGGCGGTTTGTTACCAGCCCAACGTGCAAGAAAAAACCCGCTGCTGTCCATGTGGTCTACCGCAGGCACTGAACATTCAATGGCCATGCTCAGATGGCGTGAACAGGGTTTGCGACAAATTGACCAACGCAAACAGGGCAATTTCTTCTTTGCTGAATGGTCACCACCACCAGACCTAAACCCAATGACCCCAGAAGCCTGGGCATATGGCAACCCTGCACTAGGTCACACTTTAAGCATAGAAACCCTGATAGCGGAAAGCGAAAACCCAGACCGCGCCCAATTCTTGCGCGCATCATGCAATCTGTGGGTGGCATCAGATAAAGGATGGCTGCAACCAGGCCTATGGCCAGCGTTGCTGTATGAAGGCCCAATACCAGAAGGCGGCACAGTAGCCATAGAAACCAGCATGGATGACACCCGCTATTTTGCTGTGCGCTGTGTGCAACTTCCAGACAGGCGAACCCTAGCCACAGTCGAATTCATGGCAGACACATTGGCCGAATGTTTGACCAGATGCACTGAACTAGCCAAAAATCCAAACATCAAATTTGCCATCACCCCAACAATAGATATTCACTGGCCGCTGCTACTAGAACGGCGCAAAGTCACCTGGGGCTATGGCGAAATATTGAAATTTACCCCAGCAGTAAAAAACATGATTACCGAAAAACTGTTAGTGCACACAGGTGAAATGATGCTGGCCGAACATGTGCAACGCGCGGTTGCAGTCCGCCAACAATCCAGCATTGCACTATCCAGCCAACGCAGCCCAGGCCCCATAGAACTAGCCAGATGTATGGTTGCTGCAGCAGCTCTAGCGTCATCAGGTGCCAGGTCAACACAAGGCAAACCCATGATCATGGTGGCAAATCGCTAACATTGAAACGGCGCTGGGCTGAAGGATTACCTTTTGTCGGGATCGGAATTTGCCAGCCCAGTGCCACCATGCCCACCTATCGATATGGCACACTAAACCTATGGCAATTTTCCAGCGCGTAAAAAAAGCCGCAGTATCACCAGCACCACAAAAAGCCGCAGCGCGTGGCGCCTACAGCAACACCGTCACAGGCGTTGGCGCCGTTGGAAACTATTACAACTACAACGAAGGCACCCAACGCAATCTTGCAATGTCAGTGCCAACCATTTCACGCGCCCGCGATCTCATGGCCAGCGTCATATCTTGCATGCCGCTTTACATGTACAAAGAAACGTGGGATGACACAGCAAAAATGCTTGTGCAAGAAAGAATTGCACCACGATCATGGACCCGCCGCATCGACCCTGCACTATCAAATGCCGCGACCCTCAGCTGGTTATTTGATGATCTCCTGTTTTATGGTAGAGCCTTTTTGTTTGTCAGCAGCAGATATAGCGATGGCCTGCCAGCAACTTTTTCACGTTTACCAGCGGGCAGCGTTACAACTTTAGATCAACAGCCACCAGTTTGGTTTGCCCCCAGCAATGAAGTGTTTTTTGCTGGCGCACAAATACCTAGCGAAGACCTAATTCAATTTATTAGCCCAGTGCAAGGCATCATTTACCAATCAGAACAATGCATAGCAACCGCGCTCAAGCTTGAGCAGGCAAGGTTTAGAAATTCCAGCAGTCTGCAACCCGCGCAAGTCCTAAAACAAACTGGCGGCGAACCCCTATCAGCAGAAGAATTGGCGGCCCTTTCAGCCAGTTTTGATCAGGCCCGCATGACAAATTCCACCTGTGCGGTCAACGAATTTTTGGATGTGCTGCCACAAGCTGCAACCCCAGACAAAATGCTGTTAATCGATGCAGCAAACTTTCAAGCACTAGAAGCCTGCAGGCTCACAAATATTCCTAGTTACCTTGCAGGAATTTCTGTCGGGGGATATTCATATGTAAGCAACGCAGGCGCCAGGCTTGATCTTTGGTCCTTTGGCGTCAAGCCATACGCAGAATGCATTGCACAAACATTGTCAATGAACAACGTGACCCCACAAGGCACCTATGTGGCCTTTGACATCGACACCTACCTAGAAGAAGATTATTCAATGGGCAACAACGACAAATCAGAAGAAGAAAACTACCAACCAGAAATGGCAGCAAAATGATCAGGTTCAATAGCACACAAATCACTATTAGCGCAGCAGCAAGCGAAGGCGAAGAAAGCCGCCGCGAGATCATGGGCATTGCAGTGCCCTACAACGTGGCAGCTGTAGTTTCAGATGGCACCGAAGTCATTTTTGAACCAGGCAGCCTTCCAGTAGACGGCAAAGCACCCCGCCTGTTTATGAACCATGACAGCACCCAAGCCATTGGCATAGTGACTGAACGGGCCGAAACACCAGAAGGCATGATGTTTACCGCCAAACTAAGCAAGGTGCCACAGGCCGATACCGCGTTGACCCTCGCCCTAGATGGGGTGCTGGACAGCGTTAGCGTGGGTGTGAACGTGACCAAATCCAAATTCGACAAAGATGGCACCATGCGCGTTTTGGCAGCTGACTGGGTTGAATTGTCAATGGTGCCAGTGCCAGCATTTGCTGGCGCAATCATCACAGACGTGGCCGCAAGTATCCACCAAGAGCCAGAAGAAATCAGCAATACTGAAATACAGGAACCCATAGAGGAGACACAAACCATGTCAGAAGTAGCAGCACCAGCAGAAGTTGTGGAAGCAACCACGCCAACCACACCACTTTTTGCACAAGCAAAACGTGAATTTGCTATGCCAACCCCAGGCGAATTTATGGCCGCATACCACATTGGTGGCGACACATTCCGCAAAGTTAACGAAGCAGTGAAAATCAATGCCGCAAAAAATCAGACAGCATTGCAAGCGGCAAGCGCTCAAGACCTTACCACTGACACGGTTGGCTTGCTTAGCAACATCGTGCTCGGACCTGTTTTCCAAAACTACAACTTCATCAGACCACTGGTTTCAGGTATCGGCGTACGCGCAATGCCTGCAGCACCACAGAAAACATTCATTCGACCAATCATCACCCAGCACACTTCAGCTGCAGTGCAGACCGAAGGCGCACAGGTTGACAGTCAGAAAATGACGCTTAGTGCAAACTCTGTCACAAAAAGCACGGTTGCTGGGTCGGTTTTTGTCTCACAACAAGATATGGACATGACCTCGCCCGAAGCAATGAACACGATTTTGACAGACCTCAGCGGACAGTATCTCAAAGCCACCGACACGCTGGCATGCACTGCAATTTTGGCTGCAAAACAAACCAGCGGTTTTACTTGGACAGTAACAACAGGTGACCCAACAGGATTGATGAATGCGCTGTACGGTTGTGCTTACAACATCAGCAACAGCACCAACTTGTTTGCAACTCATCTTGTGGTTTCTGTAGACGTATGGCAAAAACTGGGCAGCCAGTTAGACGCAGACAAGCGCCCACTGTTTCCAGCAATCGGTGCACCAGGCTTGATTGGTCAAAACACTTTGGGTGCAGGTTCAGCTGCATCATGGTCAGGCATGAACCCAATGGGCCTAGAAATTTTGGTAGACGCCAACCTGTCTGCTGGAACATTCCTTGTGGTTCACGCCCCAGCTTGCGAATTTTACGAACAAGTACGCGGCATTATGTCAGTTGACAACCCAGATTTGTTGGGCCGCACGTTTGCCTACTACGGCTACTTTGCGACATTCTTCCAGGATGCAACAGACGCCACAGCAGGTTCACGTTTCGTTCAATCCGTAACAGTCGCTTAGTCGAAAGGCGGTTGACCGCCAATGGCTGTTTTCACTGTTACCCATAAACAACTGACGGACAACTACGCCGTACTGCAATTACTGACCCCCACAGATATTGCAGTAGGGCAGTCCATCACTGTTGCCAGCGTTGGTGCCCCATTCAATGGCACCTTTACTGTTTACGATTGCCCAAACTATGAATTTTTAGGCATCGACACTGAAGGCGATCTGCTTTTCAATTATCAAGTAATCATTGAAAATCAGGTGCTGTTTGCTTGCACTGGCAGCGATGTTGTACGCACAGCAAGCCCTGGCACTGTGAGCTATGCGCCAGTGTGTCAATGGATTACATCAACAAACATTGAAGACTGGTTAGGAATAGGAACAGCAAGCGCATTAGATGCCGCATTTTTGACATCATGCGCGTCAGCTGCCAACCAATTCTGTTACCGCCGCCGCCAAGAAGCAGGCTATTTTGACAGCCTGACCACCAGCCCATCTGGTGACGTCACGTTGGGCACCATCATGTACGGGGGCGCCCTATACCGTCAGCGCGGCAGTGTCGACACCTTTGCATCATTTGACAACATGCAAAGCGCCCCACCAGTAGCACTATCTGGCATGGTGAAACAGTTGCTGGGCATTGACCGCCCTGCTGTGGCCTGATCATGCCAGTTGCCTACACAGACCTGTTCAATGAAGCGTTAGACGATCTAGCAGCCAAACTGAACACCGTTACAGGCCTCACTGTGGTCACAGACCCCCGCAATCTCGCTGCACCCTGCTGCCTAATCAATGCCCCATCTTTCACCACCCCATTTATGACCAACAAAGCTGTGCAGCTCACATTCCCTGTGCAAATCATTACCCTGGGGCCATACAACCTGGATGCCCAACGCAGCCTGCTAAACACTATGGCCAAAGTGCTTTCAGCAAATGTGGCTGTTACAGATGGGCGCCCAACCAGTGTTGAAATTGGTGGGGTGCTGTTGCCAGCCTACGAAATGACCGTAAACATGAAAGCGACAGTATGAAACACATTATTGAAAGCGAAAAACTGGGCACTATAGGCGAAGAATATGATGCAGAAGCGGCAGCCGCCACAGGCATCAACGTAGATGCCTTAATTGCTGGGGGTTTTATATCCATACAAAAGGCACCGAAATCTGCTAAAACTAAAAGTGACCTAGAGGAGAAGTAGCAATGGCAACATCAGTTTTTCTTAGCAATCTAAACGCCCTTACCGTGAACAGCGTTTCATTGGCCGATCAATGCACAGGCATCACTTTCACGAATTTGAAGGAAAGTTTGGATGTGACCAGCCTGACAGATACATCCAGAGTGAACAAAGGCGGGTTGTTCAATAATGAAGTGACCATGACCCTTTTTCAAAGCTACATTGCTGGCGAAACCTATGCGACACTTGCAGCATTGGTTGGCACTCAAACCACTGTGGCGGCCACTGTTGTTGATGGTGCTGTAACGAAAGTGTTTACTCTGGCAAATTGTTATCTTGAAAGCATGCCTGTGATTTCGGCCAGTTTGGGTGAAATGTCAACAATTGATATCACCTTCACTGGCGGCACTTATTCAGTCGCATAAACCTGGCCAACACTGGCCCGACACAGAAAGACAGCCATGAAAATTAAATTGAGAATTACACCAGACAGCGGCCTAGCTGCACTGATGAAAAACGGTAGCGGCACAGGCCCAATCGAAGTAACCACAAATCTGTTTTGTATTGCAGAGTGGGAACGAACAGAAGGCCGCAAAATCAGTGATGGGCGCGGCATAGGCGTCACTGACCTAGTTTGCTGGGCATACACCATGTTGAAACAAACAGGCCTAAACCATTTAGCACCTGAACCAACCTGGCGCGAATGGTTACAAAATCATCCTGATTGTGAAATAACCAGTGTGGATGAGACAAACCCAAACCCTACGGACGCGGCCACTACCGATACCAACTAGCACAAATCTTATTTGTGACAGGGTTTTGGCCGCCTGAAATACCATTTGACACCCGTGATGTGCAAACCATCATTAGTGTGATCAATAAAGAAAACAAAAGGCGTTGATGTGGCAAATGTTTCAACAACAGTGCAGGTGGCTGGCCTAAAAGAAACAATCAATTCTTTGCGCAAGATTGACCCCCAGCTGCAAAAAGACTTCAAAGCAGAAGCCACCCAAATAGCCCAACCAGCAATCAACGCAGGCAAAGCCGCCTACCGTCAATTACCACTTGGCAACATGGCTAGAACTTGGAATGATCGCGGCAGAAAAATATTTCCATTTAGTGTTTCAGCCGCACAGGCAGGCGTCAAAGCTAGTTTTGACACTAGAAGAAATGCTGTTGGTGTAATTCTAATTATTCAAAAAAACCCAGCAGCAGCGGTTTTTGAAGTAGCTGGCAGAAAAAACAGCAACCCTTTGAGCAGGTCTCTTGACTTTGTAAGCACTGAACGTGGCTTTGCCATAGGTCAACCTGGTCGAACCCGTATCATTGGGCCAGCGGTCTATAAAGCCAGGCGGGATATTGAAGGCGAGATGGAAAAAATGATATTGAGAACAATTAATGAGATACAGGGCCAGGTGAACCTGTGAGCCTGTCTATTCCCATCATCAGCGAATTTGATGGCAAAGGCGTCAAACAAGCCATCAAACAATTCAAACAACTTGAAGGCGTAGGTGCCAAAGCACAGTTTGCTATTAAGAAAGCAGCGATACCTGCAGCAGCTGCTATTGGCGGTTTGGCTTTTGCGTTAGGTGACGCCACCAAAGCCGCAATGGAAGACGCAGCGGCACAAACCCAATTAGCCCTGGCATTAGAAAACAGCGCGGGCGCCAGTGCAGCACAAGTCAAACAAACTGAAAATTTCATTGGGGCAATGTCACGCGCCACAGGCGTAGCAGATGACCAGTTACGCCCAGCAATGGCTGCACTTGTACGCGGCACCAAAGATGTGCAAGCAGCACAAGACCTGATGAGCCTGACCCTAGACATTTCAACAGGTTTACAACTTGACCAAACAACAGTGGCAGAAGCCCTAGCCAAAGCACAGCAGGGTAACTTCAAAGCATTGCGAAGCCTGACACCAGAAATGGCTGCACTGATCAAAGAGGGTGCAGACCTAAATACCGTGATGGATGTTTTGGGCGGCACATTTGGTGGCGCTGCATCAGCAGCAGCAGAAACCGCTGCAGGCAAAATGAAAATACTTTCAAACAGTGTGGCCGAAACCAAAGAAAGCATTGGCGCGGCCCTGCTGCCAGTAGTCGAAGCCGCCCTACCAATCTTGCAAAAATTTGCTGACTGGGCACAAAAAAACCCCAACGCATTTCTAGCCATAGCAGCTGCCATAGGTGGCATTGCTATTGCCATCACAGCAGTCAACTTTGCTATGGCCCTGAACCCTTTTACCGCAATCGCTGCAGGCATAGCCCTGTTGGTGGTAGGCGTCATTTATGCCTATAACAAATTTGAGACATTTAGAAACATCATCAAAAACGTGATCAATGGGGTGGCATCCTATTTTGAATTCATGGCCAACGCCTGGGTCACTGCAGCCAATATCATCATCAAAGGTTTGAACCTCATCAACCCATTTGATGACATCCCCTATATTCCAAAAATCAGCATTGGCCGAATGTCAAACGACAGCGACACCAGCGGGGGTGGGATGGTTATACCCAAAATGGCTGATGGCGGCATAGTCACAAGCCCCACCATTGCCATGATTGGTGAAGCAGGCCCTGAAGCAGTCATACCGTTAGACCGCATCAAAAACAGCGGGGGCATCACTGTCAACGTCACAGGCGGTTTGGCAACCAGCGCCGAAATTGGCCAGGCTGTAGTCAATGCCATCAGGGCTTACAATCGATCAGCAGGCCCCGCAAACATTCAGGTGGCCTAATGGCTGGCGGCACAATCGTTGAAGCAGGCGTATATGACCTGCAAATAGATACAGGCTTTCTGCAGGATGCTTTCATACTGGATGCAAACCCGCAAGGCCTATTGAATAACACCACCTATGTTTTAGATGGCACCACCAATTTTGCATCAGTAATTGACAACACCCTAAGCATCAACGCCCAACGCGGCAGACGTGACGTAGGAGACCAATTCAGTGCAGGCACCATGTCATTTGTTTTAAACGACACAGCCGCCAACGGGGTTTTCAATCCCTTTGATACTTTGTCGCCCTACTATGACCCAGCCACAGCCCAACCAGGTTTGGCACCCATGCGAAAAGTAAAATTCAGCAGATACAGCGCCACCAACGTGGAAGAAATCCTGTTTTCAGGTTTCATTGTAAATTATGATTACAACTTTGAATTAGGCGGCCTAGACACAGTGACCGTTTATTGTGCTGACCAGTTCTATCTGCTGGCACAAACCTACATGGATGAATTCAACGTATCGGAACAACTATCCAGTGACCGCGTGACCGCTGTACTAGACCTGCCAGAAGTTGCCTACCCATCAGGCGCCCTGCACCGCGATATTCAAACAGGCACCCAAACACTGGGCGGCGCGTCAGCTTTCACCATCTCACAGGGCACCAATGTCAAAGCATATTTCGACCAAATTCAACAGGCTGAACAGGGCCGCATCTTTATGAGCAGATCAGGGGTGCTGACATTTGAACCCCGCATAGGCAACACCCTTTCAGCCAGCGTTGCAGATTTCCACGATGACGGAACCAACATCCCCTATGCAGGCGTAGGCATAACCTTTGAAGCAGATCAGGTAGTAAACCGCGCCACAGTCACCATTGCAGGCAGCAGCGCCGAACAAACAGCCAATGACCTAGCCAGCCAGGCAAAATACTTTATTCAAACCGCCAGCATCACAGGCAGCCTGCTACACAACAACACAGCCGCCCTAGACCTAGCCACCTACCTGATTGAAGGCGAACCAGAAGCCCGCTACACCAGCGTGACCACCAACCTGGCCATGCTCACCACAGCCCAACGTGACACAGTGGCCGTGATCGACATAGGCCAAACCATCACCATAGAAAAAACATTTCAGAGCGGGGCAGGCACCAGCGAACTAGCCCAAGAACTAAGTGTGGAAGGCATTCAACACCAAATCAACGTGGGCCAATCCCACACCATCACCCTGTTTACGGCCCCCACCACCATTGTCTACGAATATATTTTGAATGATGCCATTTTTGGAATTATTGGAATAACAGACCCACAGCCTGTTTTGGGATAAAGTAAACCTATGGGCGCTAATGCAACAACCTTTGTGCCAGCCTATGTGGCTGGCGAAGTATTAACAGCTGCAGATTTATCTGTAACGAATAGCGGCATTCCCGTTTTTGCTGATAGCACGGCGCGCGATAACAGTTTTGGCGGCACGGGCGAAAAGGTTTTAGCCGAAGGCCAATTTGCTTATTTAGAAAGCACAAACACCACGCAATATTACGATGGCGCGGCTTGGCAGTCTGTCGGCACAACGCCTGGGCTTGTTTTTATTACTGGCGCAAGTTTTAGCGCAGCAGCAACAGTCAGCATGGCGGCAGGCGTCTTTACTGCAACATACAAAAACTATGTTGTTTATCTAAACTGCACTACCGCTGCCGCTGGAACGGTAAATATCCGCGTAAATGTTGGCGGCACACCACAAACTGGCGCAAGTGCTTATTATTCAGGTTACACCGCTCGCGGCAGCGGCGGAGCAGCAAACGCAGGAAGCAACACAAGTTCCATGACTTTAGGACCAAGCGTTTTTGGTGCTTACAGTCTTGGCAGCGTCATTACTTGTTTCGACCCGAATACAAACACAGGAAGTATTGACAGCAATATAACCGCAACGTCAACCACTTTTTGGGATACCGTCAACCCTGGTGTTTCTCTTATGGCTGGCGGAACTGACGGTATTGGCGCATACGACGGACTAACTTTTACTTCATCAACGACAATTACTGGAACATATAAAGTCTACGGAGTAAGCAACTCGTGAAAATCCAAATTGGCAATACTGAACGCGACATGACAGAAGCAGAAATAGCGCAATATAACAAAGACATTGTTGACGCAGACGCCGAACAAGCCACCAAAGCCGCCGCACGGCAAGCAGTCCTAGACAAACTAGGACTAACCAAAGATGAAGCCCAAGCATTGTTGGGCTAAATATGCGGCTCTATTTTTTATGGTTGCAGTGATCTGGGTTTGTAATGGATGCACGATTTCTAAACAAAATACGACATACCAATGTTTTACGAAAGCGAGCTGTGATGAATAAAACACCAGAACAACAGCATGCAGGGCTAATTGTTTTTGTTGGGCGACTTATGGCCGTGTGTTTTACAATCACCATATTTTCATTTTTGGGCGGAATTTTATTTGTAGATCAACCAATGGAACAAGCGCCCACAGATGCGCAGTTGATCGACCTGCTATCTACATTGCTTGTGTTTCTTACGGGCACATTGTCTGGCCTTGTGGCATCTAACGGCCTGAAAAGCAAACCTGAACCGCCAAAATAATGGCAACCAAAAAACAGGCGCCAGCACCAGCTGCTAGACCCAAAAAGAAATTGGTGATGCCAGCAAGTTTGGTGCACATCAAACCTGGTGAACTTCCACAATCTTTGCTGGTAGCTGTCAAACCATACGGACAATTACACCCACTAGCGGCACAGGCCTACACAGCATTGCGTGAAGCAGCATTTGCTGCAGGCATCAACACTTTCAAACCCACATCATTAGGCGACACATACCGCAGCGTCAGTTTGCAAAAACAGGGTTTTCTGGCCAGATATCAACTTGAACCGATTGCAGGCGCATCAACCCGCACATGGGAAGGCCGAACCTACTACCAGAAACCTGGCACAGCACCAATGGCAGCCCCAGGCACCAGCCGCCACAATCTAGGTTTAGCAGTCGACATTTCAGAAGCATCAGGTGACCGCTTGGCATGGATGGTGGCAAATTGTGACCGTTTCGGTTTCTGCTGGGAAGTCGACAGCGAACCCTGGCACATCTTTTATTACCCAGGCGACAAAATCCCAGCAGCTGTAGAAGCCTGGAAACAAGCCAAAGCGGCAGCATCCCCCACACTGCAACAGGGCTGAACTACCGTTTTCGGCACCGACAAAAGGATGCCCAAATATGGCTGATTGCAAATTTTACACATATGAGGTTTTGACCACCCCCATCAACCACGAACAGCAGGTGATGGTGCAGATATTTAGAGACCCAGAAACCCAACAGATCATCACAGCCCAGCTGTCTTTCAAATCAAGCAAATCAGACACCTGGGGCAACCCTTACACACTGGAGAAAAAACAATGATTTCAGCCACAAAAATGATTGGTGGCGTCATTGCTGCCATTTGCGCCTTTGCGCTCACCATAAACGCCCCAGACGCGCCTGGTGAAACCCTGATGCCATTAGGCAGCCTGCCCAAAGCAACTACCTATGTGACCATGCCCCCTGTGGCCACTACAGACTGGCAACAAAACGTCACAGCAGACATGTCACCATGTGACCAATATGCCTACATGGCAGTTTCACTGGGTTGGCCAGCTGCCGAAATATCGACCCTAAAAAAAGTGATGCACCGCGAAAGCCGCTGCATTGCAAATGCCCACAATCAGGCAGACACAGTGGGCCAGTCATACGGGCTGACACAGGTAAACACCTTCTGGTGTGAACCATCTACCTATTGGCCTGAAGGATGGCTACAAACCAAAGGCATCATCACTGATTGCACAGACCTGCTACACCCCCGTGCTAATCTCGCCGCAGCCTACGCCATCTTCCAAAACAGTGGCTGGGCACCCTGGTCAACATCTAAATAAACCGACATAGAAAGCGCCACCGACATGAGCGAACCAATGATGCCAGAAACAGGCATAACTGAACACACCCGCAAAATGTTTAGTTTGATCGATGACATTGTGCGGCCTAATCACATACCAAAACAACCGAACACACATGTGTTTCATTTGATTGGCGAAATTGAAGCACTGCAAAAAGACTTAGAGCGCATGGAAGACCCACGCGCCAATTTTTTGCGGCTCACAGTGATCGAATTGCAGAAACTGTTATGAACCATGAATGGCAATACAGCCTTGCACCAGATGAAGTATTAGCAGCCATCCTTTGTGCAAAAAAACAAACACAAGACGCGGCAGCGCGTAACGGAAAACACAAACCGCGCGGCACAAACTGGACAGAAGAAAGAGTAGTAACAGGTTTTAAAGCCGAAATTGCGCTGGCCGCGTTGCTAGGCGTCACATTTGAATATAGGCCCTACAGCCCACTAGACACAGACGTGGCAGGCTACGAAATCAGGGCAACCTTGCACAATGCTGGCTGGCTCACCACATACCACGATGACAAACGCGCCATCTACATTTTGGCAACCATCAACGCCCACACCAGTGTGGTCAGGTTTCGCGGATGGCAACCCCTCTACCTGATGAACACAAATGAAAACTATTGCAGGCCAGATAGCAAACTATTGCAACCCTGCTACAGCCGCCCACAGCACGAATTGTGGCCTATGGACATGCTGCCCGAAACAAACGAACTGATGCAACACCGCACAGATATGGTGCCCACAGCGTGAGAAGCCAATACAGATATCAGCCCAGCGAATACACACTGAAACGCGAAGCAAGAAACCAAAGACAAATAGCAATCGACAATTCAAGAGGAAAAGAGAAACCGACAATGACATTCAGTTTAGAAAACTATGTAGATGTGCCAACCCGCTTAGCCATAGCACTTGAAAGATGGCCTGACTTACGCATTCAAGAAACACAAAACGACATTGTGACCATGCCAGATGGCTCATGTTTCCTACGTTGCACAGTGTCAGTGTGGCGTGACCCAAATGACCAACTGCCAGCAATCGCCACAGCAGCTGAGCCATACCCAGGAAAAACGCCCTACACAAAAAACAGTGAATTTATGGTGGGGATGACCAGCGCTCTGGGCCGCGCTTTGGGCTACATGGGCTGTGGCGCCAATAAATCGATTGCAAGCCGCAATGAAGTCATGGCAAGGCAAGACAGCCCAGGCATTACTGAACACCCCTCACAGCCCTACACAGGCGCCCTAGCGACCGCTAAACAGTTGGGCTACATCAAACGCCTGGCATTGGCAAAAGAATGGGATGACAACGAAACCATAGAACAGTTGCACAAGGTTCTAGGCGTCAATGATGTAACCATTGATCACATGACTGCATCACAGGCCAGCAAAGTCATTGAGGCATGGAAATGAGCATTCCCCCAATGCATGACGCAATCATTCAAGCCCACAGGCTGCTGGACAAACTGCAAGACGAAATCACAGTGTTACGCATAGCCAACGAAACATTGGCTGACGAACTGAATTTGGCGCATGAAGCATTGCGCAGGGCTTTTAAACCCTAATAGACAGCGTTACACAATCGGCAAACCTCATGGACCTAAGCCTGTAGCAGGGCGGTTGGTAATACACGGAAACGTGGGTTGACAGCCGCGCCCCGAAACATGCAACACGAAATGCTTTGGGCAGAGCGGTTGGGCTTAGGCGATAAACAAACGTCATTGAAATGTGTTGGGAACCAGATAGGGCAACCTGGTGGGTGGGCATACCTGCATCAGGTCTACAAAAATGACATACCATTAACAAACCAGAAAGAAGACAACATGAACCCGATAGCAAACCAAACCACAGACAACTGTGGACAAGGCGCGCCAGCGCCGCGTCAGCACAAGCCGCTAGGCGCGTGAGCCATGACCAAACGCGAACACACCACACAAGACCCCGCCTATAGAAAAGCAAGAAAACAACTACTTGCAGACCACCCCCCATGCCACTGGTGTGGAAAACCCAACGCCGAAACCGCAGACCACCTAGTGGAAGTCGATCGCGGGGGCAGTCACACAGATGGGCTAGTGCCCAGCTGCAGACCATGCAACAGCAAACGCGGACAACGATACAAAGCCCAAAGGGATGCACAAAAACAACACGCCCGCAAAGAAGCCATGAAAGATATCGGAATACCAATCAGCAAAGAAAAAACACAAAAAACAGAAAAAATGTCAGAGTTTTTTTATGAAAACAAAATATTGCC